ACTGTTAATCATGATGTCACTGGTTCGAGCCCAGTTGGGGGAGCCATAACAGAGTAGTTTTTAGCTACTCTGTTTTCTTTTGCATGTTTTAAAAAGTCATGATGTCAGTTTGACACATCAAAGCAGACGATCGAGGTCGCTCTGATAGCTGTCATTAAGTAAATGCTTTTGAGCTGCTAAATGTATGTAAATTTGAGTAATATTAATTGTTGAGTGCCCCATGAGCACACGCAGCACTTCAAGATTACCTCCGGCATAGATAAAGTTGGTTGCAAATGTATGACGAAGCAAGTGGGGATATATACGCTTGAATTTTTCTTGCTTTTTAAGCCTTGCAAATAGCATTTTTATAGTATTTGTAGTTATAGCTGTTAAATTCTGATTTAAGAATATTGAATTATTATTGTTAAGATTAACCCTGTATTGCATATATATTACTAATTGCTTTTTTGTTGATATGCCAAATGGAACAAGTCGCTGTTTAGAACCTTTGCCATTAATAATTAGATAATTGTTCTTTAAATCTAAATCACTAATTTTAAGATTAACAACCTCACTAAGCCTTAAACCACAATCAAGCATAAGCATAAGCATTGTTTTATTTCTGCAATTCAAATAAGTAGAATTATCATAATAATTAATTAAGCCTTTAACTTCTAAGTCAGTTAAAGGAATAATAACATCCTTTGTAGCTTTCATTAGTAATAATTTATTAACATCTATGTCGATATAATCTTCAAAATATAACCACCGCAGGAACACCTTAACAGCTCTTGCATATGTACGAACAGAAACCCTATTAATATTAAGATTTTCGGAAATATATAACTGATATGATTTAAACAATACTACATCAATATCCTCAATATCCATATCATTTCCGCAAAAATTTAAAAACATTTTTAAAGAGCGTTCATAATAATCAAGAGTATAATTAGAGTTTCCTCTATACATTTGCTCTTGAATAAATAATTTGTATGCTTCTAAAATAGTCATAACATGGCACCTTAACACTCATCAAGCATATAAGACATATAAGACAAATCGGGGTAAATTTCGTCATTTAATTCAACTATTTGCTTTAAAGCATCTTCTTCATCAAGTAAACGCTTATATTTAGGGTTTAGTTTAGCTTTTTTATATTTATCGAATAAGGTTTCAACAAGTCTATTAATTCCGTGGCATTTCAAATATGTAAAAACAGCGCCGCCAGACATATTCTCAACATAGTTATCTAATTTTGCAAGATTATAATCTACACCAGGTTTGACAAATAAAGACCGTTTCTCAACAGTAACGCTTGTAGCAAAAGCTACCCAATGATCTGCTAAGTCCCAGCGTGACTTGTTGCTGTCACCGTCAGGTTTAACAAATCTAAGATAATTATTAAGAACTAAAAAATATAAATTATCAACTGTTTCATTTTCAAATTCTAATAATCGAATAAACTCAAAAGCTCTATCCCGCCTAAGCTGCATTTCACATCTTACCCAATGAGGGATAGAATCAGCTTTGTTGCGTTCAGCAGCTTTGTCATAAATTCTAAACATTATATTAGAACGACAAGAACCAATATTAATACATACACCACGGTCAGAAATAGTAACGCTATGAGCACGCAAAGGGGACACATAATTATAACGGCTTGTATCTTTAATATCAGGTACAACATCTTGAGCTATTGCGTATATATCTAAAAGTCCAATGAAATCATCATACGCAACATCAAGTCTTGTTATATTAGCAATATCAGGATTGGAAAGGAAAAATTTAAAGATATGGCTATAACTTTTATGAGAAGATAAGGATTCAAACACTCTGCAGCCTTGACCACTCATTTCAACCCACATATAATCATATATTTCAGAATTATAATGAATTGAAATTCCATCAAAATACATACGATTTTTGAAACCTTTAACACCTGGAAGTTCTTCAAATTGTAAATTCTCAAGTCCCAAGAGTTCAACAAGATTTCTTTCGTTAATCTTTTCAATTAAAACACCGTTAATATCAACTCTTTTAGTCTTGCAAGTGAAAGATAACCAGTCAAATAGAATTTTGTTTTCCATAAAAATGTCCCCTTATTAGTAAGATTTAACAATATAATGTAGATAGTGCATAGCTGTTAGCCTGCTATGCACGGCGAAACTAACAAAATTTCGCCAATTCTTTGACTGCAGGGCCCCGGCGGTTCAAACCGCCACCCCGCAGTCAATATATTTTTAGTCAATAGTTTTAATCATTCGTAAGATAACGCTATATGTATAATACCCTGCTACTGCAACAAGCCAGAGCGTAAGAGTATCAACTATAAATTGAAAGTCGACGAAATAATTAATATATACAAGATATTTTGAAATAGGTGAATTATCAAGCATTTGGAACGGACTATCAGGAAGTAAATCTATTATGCTTTTTAACAAGTCATACAATGTTTCGCATATCCAATTCCAAATCTCACCGAAAACATCCATATTATTCAGCTCCTATCACTTTTCGAGAAATTAAAATCAAAAAAACAACAAATCCCAAACTACTGAAAAAGCGTGAAATTTTTGCTATTTCATCAAACATAGAAAAGTCAATTTTCAAAGTGTAATCTATATCTAAAAATTCCCACTTCATAGGAATTTCAAAAACTGGTGCTTTCGGTTCCGCAACGAGATTAGCAAAAACATTGTAAACATCCCATGGCAAGCAGAACGGAAACTTTTCCTTGAAAAGGATTTCCGGCAAGCTCAAACCCGGAATTGACGGCTTGTTCGGTTTGGTGTTAGTGTCGTCTTTAGTATCATCTTTTGTATCGTCTTTGGTGTCTGTCTTATCTGTTGCTATATCGCCAGTATCAGTTAAAGTCTTATCTCTCACATCAGAAGGTGAAAGGTCTATAAGGTCGTCAACATCAAGAGGGAAAGCGATAGAACCGGAACCCGCATCAGCTATTGAATCACTCCAAGTAGTATCAGTACCAATATAATCATTACCTATAGAAATAGCAGGGTCACAAGTAAAAACCTTAGTTAAAATATCATCTGTAATTTTATTAGAATCACAAGGAATTAAATAATCAGTTCCAAAAATAGTGCCGTCATCGCATACAATATTACCAAACGAACCAGTAATAGTATATCGATGTCCTTCAATGCTCGTAACATTAAGCAGTTCAGAGCCATAATACATGAGAGTAACAGGTTGTGAAAAATCAAGTCCAGCAATTAAACTTCTATAGCTATAAGCTAAATTAGAACTAGTTCTATACCCAAGATTAATTACAGAATCTTTTAATGTGAATTGATATTGACAATCATAATATTTAATATAATTTAACATATAAGGATGTGAAGATATAAGAGAATAGAAAGAATACTGTGTACCTAATATAGATACTTTCATAATAACATTATGAGTATTAGAAGAAAAAGCAGATATAACTTCATCAGGGAAATTACCTGTGCGATCTTGTCCTACAAATTCAATCATAGTACTGCCAATTGTAAATGCAGTATAACTATCTCTTGTGACTTGATAATCAAAATCAAGTGAACCATTTTGCTGTAATAGAGAAACAAAACTATCATAATTTTTAAAAGTCGCTTGCGGTACACTAAAATCGACATAACTAGAATCAGCTATTACAGATGGATTAAAAATAAAAGAGGCAATAGAATCAAAGATTTTTTGCCATTCACTTGCTAAGCACATAATTAAGCCGTTTGTTGTTACTGTATAATACTCTTTTTTTGCGTCGTACTGTTCTTTAGCTTTATCTATTATGCTTTTCGTGTCAGAATCAACAGAGTTATAATACCGTCGTGCCGTGCTTTGTGCTGCCTCGGCAGATGTAAAAGTAACACCGCACGCTATCAGAATACCTATTACAAATGTTATAATTTCCTCGACACCTGTTACAGCGTGAGCCTGTGTCGGTGCAAGCACACCGCCGAAACATATTACAGTCATTATGCAAAGTAAAAAACACAGAGAACTACGGAGCAGCTTCTTGATGTTCTTCTTGCTGAACAAGGTTTTTATTTTTAATCGCATTTCGCAACCTCTCTTTCATTTTTTTAACATTAATTTGCTGTTTAGGCTTTTCATCAGCGTTGGAAGTCTGATTAGTAGATTTGTTTTCATCTTCTTTAAAATTGAAAAGTGCCATAGTATCATAACAAGTAGCTATCTTCTTGTTGAAGCGTTTAAGCTGCGTTCCAGTCTTAATACGGCAAGGATACCAATATTCAACACAATGAAAAATACCTTTGCAAACGAGGGAGAGGAGAGCAAAAGCCAAGTTCCAATTCTTTAAAGCTCTGTGCTTGTAATCATATTCGAGCAATCCTCTAATCTGCCTGTCCAACATTCTATCGTTCTGAGCAATCAAGATAAATTCATAGTTAAAATGTCTATGGTTAGCGAAAAAATTAACCCATTCCATACGGTCTTTTTTATCAAACTGTCGAGCATTAAACATAATACTTGCCTCATCAATAACAACAAGGGTTTGTGCTTTGCGGCTTGGCTTATGATGTAGTTTAGCATAATCAAGTAAATAATTAACCGTCAATTTTGAGTTAGGAACGAAAGTAAAAGAACCGATTTTTTTACGCTTAAAATAATTCTCTGTATTTACAGGAAAATTAGCAATAACATTATTGCCGGATCTAAGCCAACTTATTATTTCTGCAGTTGCGTGGTAACTTTTGTAACTTCCAGGAGTACCGCTATATAAGGATATTGCCATTTTATGTCCCTCCTTTTGCGTGTCTGAAAAAACTTTTTAAAAAAGCCATACGGGGTCTTGACTCTCCAAAAGCAAATGATAGCTTTAATTTGCCGAGCAACTCAAAAGCTAAAACTTAAATTAAGTCACTCGGCTTGAATATTGTATCATTTGCTTTTTCCGAGTAAAGACTAAACTTTTTTAAAAACTTTTTTCAGAGGATAATTACATCAAATCTAAAATATTCCTGCGGAGCGCCTCACAATCTAAAAGCTAAAACAAAAATAGGAGCAGGGACTTTTTAACCCTGCCCCTAAATTTGATTGAGAGGTACATTTTAAGAAGCTTTACCGAGGAGCTTTTTAACAAAGCCTATACCTTTGGTAACTGCAACAACTACACCGAAGATAGCAAGAGCTGTTGGAATAGCTGCAACAATGAACTGCAGAATATTGCCCTGTACATTAGTTAATGCATCTGTGAACGATGTCAACGCAGTTTGTAAAGCATTATCTGATGAAACAGGTGTTCCAGACTCTGCAGCAAAACAGCTAATAGCTGACATAGCAGTCATTACTGCTGCGGTTGCTATTACCGAAAGCTTTCTCTTATGCTTGCACACAAAATTTTTGATTTTTCCCATTTTTTTAACTCCTTCCATAGATTTTATGTATTAAGCCATTTTTATGAACTTGTAAGCACTATAAATGGCATAACCAATTAATGAAGTTATTACATACGAAGAAAACCCAACACCTAAACCAGTAAGAAAATAAGGAACAATATTCATATTACCACTTCCAAAAGCTAAACGCTCTTCCTAACGATATTCCGATAACAACTGCTATTGAAGCGACTATTGAAATAGTACTAAATGTTATTAAATCGTTTTGATATTGAACAGCGTTATATATTTCATCAATCGTTGACATTTGTATCATCACCTGCAAGAGTTGACATTACAGCTTCTTTAAACTGGCATTTAGAGCAAACCTCTTCGTCGCCTGTACGGAATTTTTCGCAGTGTTTTTTGATTAAATAGTTGCATAAGAGCATTAAGCAACAACCGAGTGCAAAACCTGTCAGCATATTACAACCCCCAAACAACTGTAAAAGCGTTTAGTGTTTCTTCGTCAACATTTTCAACTTCTTTGATAAGAATACACTTTTTCTTATCGTCAAAGTAAAGATTTACAAAAGCTCCTAACTTAGCACTCTCGAGGACTTGAGCATCTCTTACTTTTACTTCTTCGGCTTTCAGTCCAGTTGTATCGTCTGACTGGCTGAGAACTGAAAGTCTATGATATTCAATGCGTTCTCCCTGATCAGTGACGAAATCACCTGAACGATAGCCTACTATCATTTTTACATCATTCATTTTGTTGCCTCCTTGTTTGAAATTTTTATTTTATAGGGACATTCGGAAAGACTTAACTACTACCAGCACTGTAGTCTAAAGTGCGAGAGTGTCTCTTTTTATTGTCTTTTTTATGTGACCTAAACCGAATAATGTAGTTATAATATGTTTGCTTACTCAAATATTGAGTGTTTAATATTATTTTACTCAATCTTTGAGTAAAAGTCAATACAAATATATTGAGTATATTAAAATGATTACAAGGTTTTGGGGGTAAAAATATGGATTACATAGATAGATTAAGAGCATTAAGAATAGATAATGATATAAAACAAAAAGATATTGCAAAAATAATAAATAAGTCGCAACAAGGTTACGCACATATAGAGAATAGAAAAGCAAAATTAGCAATAGAAGATTTAACAGAATTAGCGAAATATTATCAAGTCTCTTTAGATTACTTAGTAGGTTTAACAAACGACCCAAAACCTAGTTACATAATAAAAAATCAAATTAATGTAACGACAAACAAAGGAAACATAAATGTAAATTAGGAGGTGAAAATAACAAATGCAGGAAATATTTAACTTAATATTTGAAAATATGTTTAATGGATTGTACCTAGGTTTTGAAATAATAAAGCCTTATGTAATAGGTACAGTGGTTATTGTATTAATAGGTACAATTATAAAAGCTATATTTAAAAAAATTGCTAAAATAAGATAAAATTCAAACTGTTAATCATGATGTCACTGGTTCGAGCCCAGTTGGGGGAGCCATAACAGAGTAGTTTTTATAGCTACTCTGTTTT